CCATTCTTATATTTAGCAAAGAGAGAGTGCAAAAAAGATGAAAAACAACTATAATTTATATTTTGTTGTTACATCTAATAGTGCTTTACAGCTTATAAAGAAAACAAAAGCAAAAAATATATTGATAAGTTTTTATTATCTAAAAAAAGACAAAAAATTACAAAAAGCAATTTTAGAAGAAACAGATATGAACATATTAATTGATAGTGGTTTATTTAGCTTTTTTAGTCTTTTAAAAGATAAAATAACTGATTTAGAAATAGATAAATATTGTAAAGAGTACGAGCATTATATAAAGAAAACTTGCGATATGCAACAATTCAAAGGATATTTTGAATTAGATTTAGACTTAATTAATAAAGACTATAATACATATGTTAAACCAATCCAAAAAAAATTATTAGAAATTACTAACAAAATTATATTAATAGCACAGAAGAAAAGAACTATAGAAGATATAGAAGAAATGTGTAACCAAGATGTAAAATGTATTGCAATACCATTTGCTAGTGATGTTGAGAGACAATACTTTGATTATATGTTAATAACAGATATGATACACAAACATAACAAAAGAGTGCATTTACTTGGTTGTGCCGACCAAAAATATTTACACGATGTAGAGCAGAGTGATAGTTCTACTTGGGCAAGAGCAAGTGCATTTGGCGAACAAAATATAATGGTAGGCAATGAATTAAGGCGTTTTCATTGGCGGGATACAGATTTAATTAATAAAGATGATGCAAACCAAAGAAGTATAGATTGCGTAAACGAATTTTTAAAAATGCAAGATTATGTTAATAGCAATAGAAAGAATATACAACAGTTAAGATTAATATAAAAGGAGGTATAAAATGAAATTTATAATTAAATTAATAGTAAGTGCTTTAGCAATTTTGGGTATATTTTTTATATTAATAAAAATAGAACAATATAATTGTATAAGTTTTATTGCAGGTACTATTTGGGGAGGAATATATTTGCTATTATGCGAATATATTGATAAGTAAGGAAGTATAATGACTAATGAAATAAAAGAAATATTAAATAAACTACAAAAATGTAAAGATGATGATGAAGAAATTCTATTGATAAAACAATATGGTGCTACTTTGATAATAAATTACATAACTAATTTACAACAAGAAAAAGAAGATTACAAATCAAGAATAGATAAAGCAATTAAAAATATAAAAAACATTTTTGAAGATGAAAAATGGTATGAAAATTATGATTACAATGATTTGGAAAATGTTCTTAAAAATGTATTAAACATATTACAAAATGGAAGTGAAGAGTAATTGTATTATTTAACAATAGAAACAAAACACAACGTTATTCATCTTATTGTAGATGACGTAACTAGTGAAGATGTGCAAGAAATACTAGAACAGCCCTGGGTGATTAGTTACACGTGTGAAGCAAATGTAAAAAATAAAGAGCAATATAAAAAACTAGTTAGAATAAAGGAGAAGCAAGAATGAGTACATACGTAAAGCACAATAATTGGATATATGCTGTATATAAAGGGCAAGAATTTGTTACTGAAGGCACAAGAGACGAGATATGCAAAGAGCTAAACATCAAAAAAAACACATTTTATTATCTAAGGTCGCCACATTGGCACAAAAGATTTAAGAATGGGAAAAATCATAGAGTAATTATTCGTATTGACAATATTAAGGAAGAGTAGTATAATTGTTATAGTGGTATAAGCCACTAATAACTGCCCCTTTTTTTAAAAGAATGGGTTAACTTCGCCTCCTGTTCTTTTTTTCTTGCAATAAATTGAAAAATATGCTATACTTATATTAAGTAAAAGGGAGAGTGGTACTATGGGCAAAATCCTATGGTTAGTTCTTGTTATTGCATTTATAAGTATAATAGGGTTATTATGCTTTTTTTCTTGCGTTTTAGCTAGCAAAAAAGGAGAACTATGGGAAAAAATTAAGTTTGAGGACAAGCACGATGAGTAGTGTGGACTTTGAGTTCTGTAAATTCATAGATAAAGAGCTATGCTTTGTTACCTTTTTAGATTTCTATCGCAATAGAAAGATACTAAAGTTTTTCTATGAAAATTTAGACAACAACGCTAAACTATTCTATAAGTGGTACGTTTATGCTAACATATTCATCAATGAGTACGGGAAAAATATTATATGGGAATATCTTAATAATAACGATGCAGAATATGAAATACCATTAACAGAACTAGCAAACAAGTATAAGTAATAATAGGCAATTTTGTCTATTTTACTTTTTTATGTTATAATGTAAAAGAAATTAGTAGGGTGATAACAAATGTGGGTTACTATATGCTGAACAAGAAGATTGAGGTTACACTTGAAAAGAACGTAAATAAAATAAAATATTCTTCATATTTTAGGAGGTGATATAGTGGCTAACGAGCAAAATTTAGTAAGCCTTGCAACGAGATCGGAACGAGAACGCAAAGAAATAGCAAGAAAAGGGCAAATAGCATCAACAAAAGCAAAGAGAGAGAAAGCCACTATGCTTGATGTTCTTGAAAAATGTTTACAAGAAGTTCCAGAAAAGATATTAGATGATGCAGAAAATAAAAAGCAATTATCACATCAAGTTCTTGTTACATTAGGGTTAATTAGTGGCGCTGAAAGAGGTAATGCGCTAAATTACAAGATAATACAAGATACAATGGAAAAGAAAGAAAAAAAAGATGAAGAAACTAACATCTATGTTGTTATGCCGGCAAAAGATATAGCAAGTAGTTTTAGTGATATAAACAGAGACATAGATGACAGAGAACACAGAGAGTATTATTTAGAGGGTGGTAGAGGTAGTACGAAATCATCTTTTATAAGCGAAAAGATAATTGAATTGCTAGAAAATAACCCTAGAATGTGTGCTGTTGTCTTGCGTAAAGTAAAAGATACATTAAAAGATAGTGTATTTGCACAATTAGAATGGGCTATTGACACACTAACTGAGACATACCCAAGTTTAAAAGATCATTACAAATTAACTAAAAGCCCACTAGAGATAACTAACACTAAGACAGGACAAGTTATTTATTTTAGAGGTGCTGATGACTATGGTAAGATTAAATCATTAAAGACACCAAAAGATATGTATGTTGGTATTACTTGGTATGAAGAATTTGACCAGTTTGCTGGAATGATGGAGATACGTAAGATAAATCAATCATTAATACGTGGCGGTGAAGACTTTATACAATTTTATTCATACAATACGCCAGCAAGTACTCAGCACTTTGTTAATATAGAAAAGATAGTACCAAAAGACAGCAGAATAGTACATTTAAGCGATTACAGAAGTGTACCGAAGAAATGGCTAGGGCAAGCATTCATAGATGAAGCTAATTACTTAAAAGAAGTAAATGATAAACTATATCGTAATGAATATCTAGGCGAGATGACAGGCGTTGGTGGTAATGTCTTTGAAAATGTAGAATTGAGAGAAATTACTGATGAAGAAATAGCTAACTTTGATTATACATATCAAGGAATAGACTTTGGTTGGTTTCCAGACCCACTTGCTTGGACTAAAAGCTGTTTTAACACAGCACAAAGAACATTATACATATTTGATGAATATGTTGTGAATAAGATGAGTAATGCAGATGTATGGGAACACTTAAAAGAAGAAAAAGGAGTAAGTGAAGATGACTTAATAATAGCAGATAGTGCCGAGCCAAAATCAATTGGAGACTTTAAAGCGTATGGTTCATTAATGAAAGGTGCAGAAAAAGGTGCAGGAAGTGTTGAATATTCTATGAAATGGCTATCATCACTTGCTAAAATAGTAATAGACCAGCGAAGATGCCCAGTATCGGCACAAGAATTTAGCACATACGAGTTTGAACAAGACAAGGATGGCAATTATATTAGTGGTTATGTTGATGCGAATAACCATTGTATCGATGCAACCCGCTATGCACTTAATCTAATATGGAAGAAAAAAGGTATGTAAACAGATTAAGTTAGTTATGCTATAATATAATTGGAGATGATTATATGATACAATACATTGAAAATACTAACTTAGCATATTGTGATGGTTATAAGTTTAGAAAGGATAAAAAAAGTGGTTATTGGCTATGTTCGACACTTCATAAAAGATTGCACATATACATATATGAAAAATATTATGGGAAAATACCACAAGGAATGCAAGTACATCATATAGACCACAACAAAGACAACAACGAGATAAGTAACTTAAAATTATTAACTAGAAAAGAACACGATAGAATACATTATGAAGAAATGACTATAGAAGAAAAAGAAAGAAGAAGAAAGAATTTAGAAATAAATGCAAGGCCAAAAGCAATAGAATGGCACAAAAGCAATAAAGGTAGAGAGTGGCATTTAAAACATTATGAAGAAGTAAAAGAAAAATTACATAAAAAGCACAAATTTATATGTCTTGTTTGCAACAAAGAATTTGAAAGTTCACAAACAAGAAGTAAATTTTGTTCTAATGTTTGCAAATCAAAATATTGGAGAAAAACGCATTAAAAGGAGAGTGATTATATGCTAAAGAATATATTTCTTTGGATAGTACAAAATTTATTTAAGATAAAGACAGAAACAACGAAAAAAGAAACAGAAGATAATAGCAAATATGCAAAATTATACGAAAGCATTGATGATATTAATTATGCAAGTATATTTAGCAACAAATTAGCTAACTATGTTGTAAGCGATAGCAATATGAACATAGAGGGAGACAACGCTAGAACAGAACTGCTAAACAAAGTAGGCCAAAGTATGTGGAAAAAAGCTAAAAAGATAACAGCAATGGCTTTTGGTTATGGCGGGGTTATAATAGTTCCATATGTTAAAGGTGGTAAATTATATTATAATCTAGTGCCACAGAGTAGATTAACAATAGATGAAACAGATGGTGACTTAATTACAGGTGCTACTGTTTTGGCAGAAAGAAAAGTAGTAACAGGCACAATTCAAGAAACTGTATATTTAAGATGGACAAATTATAAGATAGAAAATAACAACTTAACTATTACACAACAATATACAAACGAAGATGGACAAAAGATAGCAACACCAGAGTTTTGGAAAGATATTCAAGAAGTAATGGGCATAACAGGTGTAGATAGAGTTCCATTTGGTTACATAAAATCACCAGTAAACAATAGAAAAGGTACAGACAGATATGGAGTACCAATTACATATGGTTGTGAAGCAACTATACTAGAAATAAAGACAACATTAAAGCAGTTAATAAGAGAATATGAACTAAAAGAATGTTTTGTTGGTGTTGACTATACTATGTTTAAAACAGATAAAAAAGGTGTTTTAAATTCATTACCAACAGATGGCTTATATAAAACATTTAATTTTGATGAAAACGATAACAAATTTAATGTATTTGACCCACAATTTAGGGATTACACAATAAGATTACAAGAATTATATAAAAGACTAGAACACGAAGTAGGAACAAGCTATGGAATATTAAGTGAAGTTAATAGTGCCAATGCAACGGCAACAGAAATAAAAAGGAGTATGTATGATACATTTACATTGGCGGATGATATGAGGTCTAATATTGAAAAAGGTTTAGATGACTTCTTTTATGCTTGTAATGTGTTAGCAAACGCTTACAATCTATCACCACAGGGTGAATATGAAGTAAGTTATGAGTGGTCTTATAGTTTACTAGAAGATACAGCAACAGAATGGTCACAATTAATATATGCACAAAATAAAGGCATAGTAAGTAAGGTAGAGTTAAGACAATGGTTAAAACCAGATGAAACAATTGAAGAAAGTGAACAAGCTATTAAAGAGATTGAAGAACAAGAACCTAGTGTTGATGATTTATTAGGAACACGTGGAGGTGAAGAATAATGAAGTTAATAGTTAATCCACACAAAATAGAATTAATACAAGAAGAAGCAGTAAACGAAAAAGAAATAGATGTTAGCAAATGTGAATTTGAATTTGCAGAAGAAATAACAGATGATTTTGTTAAAGAAGCATACTTTACTTTAGGAGATGAGACATATAAGAAAATAATAGCTAACAATCAATGTACTTTTCCACAAGAAGTGTTAGTAAAACCAGCTACTATTGAATTAGGTGTTGTTGCTTATTTAGTAGAAAGCGAAGAAGAAATAAAGAGATACAACCCTACACCAGTTTATTTTAAGACAGATTTGGGTTCATTAAAAGAAGCAGAAAATAGCGAAGAGCCGACACCAAGTGAAATGGAACAATATGAACAAGCATTACAAGATGGCTTAACGCTAGTAAATAGCAAATTAGTAGACGTTAATGAAGCAATCACAGAAGCAAATAACTTGAATATAGATGCAAACAAAGTCAATACAACAACAACTATAACATTAACTAAAAAAGATGGCACAACAAAACAAGTTCAAGTGCTAGACGGCATTAATGGAACAAATGGTGTTGACGGAAAAGACGGAAAAGATGGCATTAACGGTAAGGATGGGAAAGACGGGACGAACGGTACTAACGGCGTAGATGGTGTAAGCCCAACAGCAACAATAACTAAGAGTGGTAATACTGCTACGATAACAATAACAGATAAAAATGGTACGACAACAGCAACAATTAGCGATGGAACAAACGGAACTAATGGAACAAATGGCCAAGATGGTAGAGATGGATACGTGCAATACACAGCAGGAACAAACATAACTATAGACGAAAACAATGTTATTAGTGCATCTGGTGGTGGTGATTTAAGCAATTATTATACAAAAACAGAAGTTGATGCTATGACGCCAATATATCACTTTAGTGTTGGCACGGTTGTAACGTCATCTGGTTATAGATTTGATAATAGTTCGTCATTTCCAAACGCTAAGGCAGAAATGGCAAAGGTACTAGAAAATACAATAGGCAAAGGCTCTAAGAAGTGTATGTTTATGGCAGAACCAAATAGAAACGTAACTTACGATACTTACATATACTATCTAAACCAAGAAATGCAGTATTCCGATGGCTTTGCTAGATATTACTTTGTCAATCGCTTTAATAAATCAAGATTTACGGTAGAAGGTACTTGGAGTGATACAAGCACATATACTGGAACAATTACAATATCATATATTTACTTAGACAATGGTGCAACAGATAGTCAAACAATGGCTACAATAAATAGCGTATTAACACGAAGCAACGCAGATGTTTACACGCCGACAGATAACTATAACCCAGCAACAAAGAAATATGTTGATGACAGCATAGCAACTGCAATAACGACAACGTTAGGGGGTAGTTTCTAATGGCAAGGGTTGATACATTACCACACTTTTTAACAGATATCGCCGATGCGATAAGAACAAAGGGTAGTACAAGTTCATTAATAACAGCAAGTGATTTTGATACTGCAATAGCAAATTTGCCAAGTGGCAGTAGTGCAACATTAATAACTAAAAGTATAACAGCAAATGGCACGTATAATGCTAGTGATGATAGTGCTGACGGTTATTCTCAAGTATCTGTATCAGTTCCTACTGGAATTACACCAACAGGCAACATAAACATCACAGATATGAACGTAACTAATGTAACAAACTATGCAACGGCTCAAGTCGTAGATAGTGATTTAGTGGCTAGTAATATTAAAAAAGACGTTAATATTTTAGGTGTTGTTGGTACTTATGAAGCAAGTGGTGGTGGTGGCCCAGATTGGAGTGCAATAGGATATAGCGACCAGCCACAAGCGATAACAGATGGATATAATTATGCAAAAAATATATATGATAATTGGGTACAAGATGTAAGTTATACTGCAAAATTTCAAAATGATGCTAATTTAATTTTTATGCCTTTAGTAGATACTTCTACAGGAACAAATTTTATGAATATGTTTGGTGGTTGTACTTGTTTAATTAGTATTCCACAATTAGATACTTCTGCTGGTGCAAATTTTAATAGTATGTTTTATACTTGTTATACATTAAAAAGTATTCCACAATTAGATACTTCTGCTGGCACAAATTTCGGTAGTATGTTTCAAAATTGTGATAAAATAAAAAGTATTCCACAATTAAACATGGCTAAAGCGTCAAGAATTGATAGTATGTTTAGTTCTTGTAATGAATTAGAAACACTTGGTGGATTAGTTAATTTGGGTCAAGCATTTCAAACAAATATGTCAGCACATTATTCCAGATATAAATTAACTTTAAACTCTTGCACAAAGTTAACACATGATAGTTTAATGAATGTAATTAATAATTTATATGATATAGCAACAGCAGGAGTACAGACACAAGATGTAGTAATGAGTAGTACAAACTTAGCAAAATTAACAACTAACGAAATAGCAATCGCAACTAATAAAGGTTGGACAGTTAGTTAATTGAAAGGAGAATAAAATATGACTTTAATTGAAAGAGGCGATTTAAGATTATTATTATCAGACGAAGGAAAACACATACGTGAAATTAATGACGTATATGTACCAGAACATATTGACGAAGAAACAGGAAATTTAATACCAGAACACGTCCCTTATTATGCTGAAATGATATTTATTGGCAAACAAGTCAAAGATGGAGATATCAATAGTATATATATAGAAGAATTAAAACCCATAGAAGATTAGGAGTTGATATCCTATGTTAAGTGATGAAGTTATAGAAAAAGTCACAGAAAGACTTGTAAGAAGAATAGAACAAGGCAACGAATATGTTTTAGAGCAGATAGGTAAGAGTGTCAAAAAAATAGGCACTCTTTCACCTAGTAAAGCCCAACAGCTAGTACAAATAATGAAATATGGTGGCGATTATGACAAGATAGTTAAGAAATTAGCAGAAATAACAAAACTAAATCAAAGAGACATTAAGAAGATATTTCAAGAAGTTGCTAAAAGTGATTATGAATTTGCTAAGCAGTTCTATGACTATAGAGGCAAGAAATATATACCATACGAGCAAAATACTACACTTAAAAATCAAGTAGATTTATTAACCAATCAAATGATAGATGATTATATATCAAAGACAAAATCAATTGGTTTTAGCATAAAAGATAATAAAGGCAATGTAATATTTCAAACACTAGAAAAAACATATCAAGATAGCATAGATAAAGCGATTATAAGCATATCCCAAGGCAAAACGACCTTTGATGCAGAAATGTATGCTATGTTAAAAGAACTTGGTTCTAGTGGCATTAAAACGCTAGATTATGCAAGTGGTAGAACATTAAGATTAGATAGTGCAATAAGAATGATAGCAAAAGATAGTTTAAGACAATTGCATAATGAAGAACAAAGAATATTTGGCGAACAATTTGGTTCTAATATGGTAGAAGTAAGCCATCATAGTAATTCCGCACCTGACCATATAGACACAATAGATGGTAAACAATTTGCTAGAATAGACGTCATCAAAAAACAAATAAAAAAAGGTGAAGAAAAAGAAATAAAATTAAGTGATATAGATGGCAATAGAGTAAAAGTTAAAGGTAAATGGTATAATGACTTTGATAGTATAAATAATAACCTTGTAAGGCCTGTTTCTACACTTAACTGTTATCATGATACCTTTGAAGGAATATTGGGAATAACACAGCCAGAATTTACGCAAGAAGAACTAAATGCTGATAAAGAAAAAAATCTTGCTGGGTTTGATTATGAAGGCAAACATTACACTATGTATGAGGGTACACAATTACAAAGAAAACTAGAAACAGAGATAAGAAAACAAAAAGATATACAGATAATAGGCAAAGCAGGAGATAACAAAGAACTAATAGTAGAAGCACAAAGCAATATAACTACACTAACCAACAAATACAAAGAGTTATCTAAAGCTAGTGGCTTGCCAACAAAGATGGATAGAATGAGAGTGTCTGGTTATAAAAGAGTTGCAAAAAGCAAATTAGTGTGATATACTTAAATTAACTTCTATGTAGATTAGAAGCTATAAACTTTTGGTGCTACCTAATTAGCACCCATTTGCTATGTCAAAGAGTGCTACCTTTATAGGTAGCATAGAGTAGATATAATGCCGTGGCCAGGGTAGGAATCGTGGAGTTATGGTCGTACCATATCGTATATCTATTCTATGGTGCTTATAAAAAACGCCTAACAAGACCATAGAAATCTCAAAAGAGTAAGTTATGGCAGAGAACATAGAAATATGTTTTTTTTTTGTGATATAATTAAATAGAGAAGGTTGGGTTGATAATGTGAGAAAAATAACAAATGAAATGGCAAAAGCGTATAGAGTAAAAGAACTTGGTTACGATATGATGGGATACGAAAAGCAAAAAGATGATTTGCTGACGTTTCATCATCTAATAATACCAAGAAGAAGATGCCAAACGCTTGGTTATGGAGATGGTTATTTTTGGTGGAATGGCGCAATATTATACACAACACCACACGATTATATTCATATAATAGAGGGCAGAGACGCAGATATATACTTATATATAACACAGCAACTAATAGCAGAAAACGAAAAGGGTTATATAGATATAAATAACATAAGAAGAATACATGATGCTCTTAGTTCATTTGAAAAAGAACATAGTGCAGATAGAACTAGAACAGGCAAAATTTTAATAAGAGAACAATACACAAGAAGAAAAAAAGTGTAAACAACTCTTTTTTTATTGACTTTAATATATTAATATGTTAATATGTATATAACAAAGGAGGTAAATTATGAGAAAAAAAAGAATAAACTGGTTTAAAGTATCTGCATTGATTATGCTTATACTAGAAGTTGCAATAGCTGTATGGGTAGATAATGGCTATGACAAGCAACAAATATGGGTATGGCGTGCTTATGTAATGTGTATTATGTTTATACCAATTAATGTAATGATAATATTTAGTAAGAAAGGCGGTAAATAATGAAAAAATTAAATAAGCAATATTATTACTCACCAAATGGTGAAAGAAAAGTAAATTGCTATCATATTACTATTTCTAAGAGCTTATTACAGCAAACATCAATAAAAGAAGATGATGAATTGCAAATGTATGCAAAAGATGATAAAATAGTAATTGAAAAGGTGAGATAAAATGTATTATTACAATGTATGTATGGGTTGTGGCTATGAGTGGGAAAGTGAAACCAAAGCAGATACTTGCCCAAAGTGTAAGGTTGGAGATATTGATTGTGACACTTTAGAGGAGGATAACAATGATAATCAAAACCAAAGAGCTGAAAGCGATGCTTAAAGAACATGGAAGACACTACACACTAACTATGTATGCGAATAGATACTTCCATATGACACAAAAACAACTAGATTATGTTTTAAATTATAGAGGTAAAAAATGAAAAAAAAGAAACAAGAGCTAGACAACATAAAGTGCGAAATATGTGGCTATCAAAACCATAGAGAGTATGTTCAATATTCTGGCGTATGTCATCTATGTGGCAAAATATTAGATGATAAAGCATATTTTAAAGCACAAATGAACAAGAAGATGCGATTATGGAAAGGTAAAAAGTTCAAAAACTGGAACGGTTTACAATAAAAAGGACATTAATTTGTCTTTTTTTTATATTTGTGTTATAATCTA